ATCTTGGCTCTCCAAGACCCCGGTTTGCACGGGGAGACGTCAATGGTACCGAAGATTTTATGACGCCCACATTGCCACTACTCTACTGAAATTAAAAACATATTTTTACTCTATGTATACTCAAATCAACTAGGTCCCATCCACTTGACCCGTCAAAGCCTGTTTCCCAGGATCCGGCCTCCATGAGGTGATGCGTCGGCCAAATGGCAAAGTTGATCCAAGCTACAATACTCGAGCGTATTAAAAACAGTAAACGACGATCCATTTAACCACTCAGCGTCGAAAGAGTGTACTCACATGGGGGGCGTCGTAACACGCCCGGGTTCATGTTAATGAACCCTGTTGCCCAAATCGGAAACAGCTAGACATTCATGGTAGGATTGATAGGCTCTATCAACTCAATTACATACTTGAAAAACAAATCACCAGGTGGAACAGCAACAGCTGGGCCTCCATCACTGCCAATATGGACCGTAGCAGGACAAAATTGGTTTTGATCAAAAGCAGTCAAAGCGGCAAATGCCACCGTGCCTATAGTAGAATACCAATTCTTGTCAAACCGAGTTACATCAACGTCCAAATATATGGCAGAAGTAGGGGTGACATCAGTATTGAGTATAGCAGCACCATCATACCCAGCATAAGGAGGAAAGTTAATTGCTTTATATGTTTGAGATAGCTGAACCCTACTACCAGGAGGGGCATCATTACGATCATAACTCAAACACATAGCAACGGTACCAGACGTAGTGGTTGGACATTTCGGTGAATATATCAATCGCATGCTGATCCATCGCCACTTACTATAGTTGTCCGCAATAGTGGACAACCAAGCAGGTTGAGCGGCAATCAACGGTAGAGACTGAACACCAAAAGCCAATGCGATTGGGGTGAGATTCAATACCAACTCAGAGTTTGATACAATTGTGGAATCACCGCGCATACCAAATCGGGGGACAGTAGGTCTAGTGATCATTGCACCACTAACAGGAGCAGTAACAAAACCACCAGCCCTACTGACTCCACCGCGGATTTTCCGTGCAACGGATTTGGTCAGCCCACCCTCCTTAGAGGGTTGCTGTCCAGAGACCCAACTACTTTCTGAAACCCAACGCTTACCATTGTATCGTTGCTCAACAAACACTTTTCCTTCTTTAATAACACGTTTCTCACCTTTAACAGCCATTTCTTATAATATATTGTTTCTATGGGATCCAGCAACAAAACTGGACTGTTCATCTCTCCTTCCAATGGTGTGCGGTGCAGTCTCTTGGCGTTTATATTAGCACATCAAATTGTTTTTGGCACATTAGGGAGAGACCCCATGACTCGGTTCCGTGGGGTCGTTAAGCCCAATTCAAACCTGCGGTTTATTCGCCTATTCAGCAAAGACACCCCTGGGTTCGTAAGGCCCAAGGGAAGAAACAATCTTAGTGGAGGAATAATAATCCTCAAGTGCTATCTGTTCATCAGGCGTGATATCAAATGCCCAGTAGAATGATGCACGAGCAGCTGGCGAAACAGTACCATACTGCCGTGTCATTCCCTTACTAAGATTGGTGAAGCTCCAAGGTAACAAATCCTCAGAAATCTTCCTTTGCTGCCCACACTTCTGATAAGTTCTGTACAACTCCTGGAAAATCGGGATACCGCCCGCCATGGCTAAGCCCCCGGTACCAACAGCATCCAGCCAACCGCGAAACTCCGAAGAGCAACTAAACGGTTTCAACATAACTGAATCCTTGTTGATAGCAGTGTGTGGATTCCTACACATGATCCAATATTCGCCATCAAAAACCGGCTTGGTTTGACAAAATTCAATTTGCTCAAACTCAAAAACTGGTTCTTCGATAGCCATATTGAAACCAAGTGCAAGAAACCAATCATACAGCCCATCAGAGAAATTCAATAAATCGGATTTCTCCATAAAGACTACACAATCATCACCGTTGTTTGCGAGTTGCCCATCAATACCTTTAGACATAAGGTAAGCTTTAATCATACTGCACATCAACACGCAATTTCCAAGAGAAGTGTTCATGTCTCCGCTCATCCTGGTCCCTTTGACATTATATTTCAACTTTCCATCAGGGGTGTAACCAGTACATGAGTTCAACTCCTGTAGCTTGAGCAATCGCCGCAAACGCTCCTGATGCTTCCTTTGTGGGAAACACTCCAAATAAATGGAATGTTCCCACCTAAGAGCATCAATAGAGACATGCTGATCAAACCGACTTGCATCAAGACCAATAGCTACAGGGTTTCGATACATCTCCCATTTCTCTTTCAACAGTTCAGCACTCCGCTGTGAATTAACACCCTTGAGAACGGTTTTATGGCCAAAGAGCTTGCCTAGACTCTTAAACAATCTTTCTTCAAGGGGTTTTAAATATCGCCCAACCCTTATATTAAATTTTGGGTCTCTGGGAGATATCACACGAGGTACAGGATCTTTCTTTGTAGTGTGGTCTGTTTTCTCAAACTTCACAAACACGTTCAGCCTGCTATCATTCTCCAGGTTTGATTCCGTGGCACGAATCTCATCCAGAGCACGCTGATAGAGCTCCTTCTTGCGGCCTTTGTAACCAGACACAAACGCATCATGGCTGATCGGGGCGGTCGAGGGAAGAAACTTTCTCAGCGAATCCTTCACGCTTGTCATTACGTTTTGGAAATGATCCTTAGCTGGACGGGGTGGCCGACAAAACTCACCATCACTTTTCACAGTGAAGACTCGTTCAACGACCGCCCGTTGCAAAGTTCGTATATCATTATTAAATGGAATAATATTTACATCGCGACCTATTCTAGACACTCTAACATACCTACGTTCCTTGGGTATCCCAACAGTGGTTTCCCACTGCAAACGATCAGGGGGGAATTCCGAGCTTTTATTCAACTGCTTCCTCTCAATGGGGTCAAAGGTCACCCTATGACCCCCATTGATAAGAACACAATTGAACTCTTCAATAGCTTTAGACCATTCACACCCCTGACCTGTGGCATCTGTTGGGCACCCCTATTTAGCCAGGTAATCAGGGAGCTCAACTCCCTGAGAACCTAACAAACGGAACACGCGTCCAAAAACACTCTCGGCCTTGTTACGTGCCTCCCACGCTGGTGTTGTTGTAGCTACCTTCATCATCTGGAAATCCTTGGTTGGTACAAAGGAGAGGAACAAGGCTCTATCAATAGCCAAATTTTTGTCACAGGTCCTCAAATCCTTGTACATCGGCTCTTCTAAATATTTCTGTATCCACTTACGGGTAACGAGAACATTAGCCTCAGACATCGGTCGTTGCCCAAACTTATTGTACGCAAGCTTTGCCAACGAAGCGGAGAACATAGACCTCCTGCCCTTCATCAACACCAACTTACGTTTAACAACTTTCTGAACAACCACCGGTTCTTCACTCTGAACATTAATAATCATCCTCTTAAACTCCGTAGTGTGGTCCTCAACGTACTCAATGGGGTCATCAGCAACCCCATCAAACGTTTTGAGGACTTCATCAGCAAACCTATTGGCAGGACCTCCAGTTACAAGGTAATTACAAGCAAACTTAATCCATTTACATCCCCATTTTGTTAAAACTATATACTGATTAATCGTGTCAGTATCCATGGTGAAACAATGACTGCCTCTTTAGTGGAAGTTACAATTTATCCCCTCTGTGACAAGGTAGACCCACTCTTCAAACCCGTAATCAAATATTGACTGCGAGAGAAAACCAATACGCAAAGGCTACGCAACTCTCAACCGTGGGAAC